TTCATGAGATATCGGTAACGCCCATACCTGCTGACCCTACAGTTGGCATAGGACGGTCACTAATCTCACCTTCTGAAGAGGTGACTGAAACCTCACAACCTAATACTATTAGTATTGATAACAATTCTCCTGAAGAGGAGATACGTTCTGCGGCACAAACCGCATCACCCTCGGTTCCATCTATGGAAGAAAAATCACAAGAAACTGTGGTGGATACGGCTCCTGCCGTGGAAGCTCCAGAAGTTGCTGTCGAAACAGCAGAGAGATCTGTTGAAGTAGATACAGCGGCTGAAGTAAAACGTGCTGTTGAAGAAGAGCAAGTTCGTACTTCCACAATTTATGCCGTTTGCCGCCAACATGGCGCAGACGACCTCACCGAAAAATTCATTAAAGACAATAAGTCTGTTAGTGAAGTTAACGGTGAAATTTTAGACCTTATTTCTAAAAGGTCTGAGTCAAGCAACACTCCTATACGGTCAACTGACATGAACCCAAGTTCCAACGAAGTTGGTTTAGAGGCAAAAGAAGTACAACGCTTTTCTTTCCTCAGAGCTATTACAGCATTAGCTAATCCAACAGATAGAAATGCACAAGAAGCTGCTGCTTTTGAGCGTGAAGTTTCTGAAGAAGCTGCAAAGCGTTATGACAAGCCTGCTTCTGGAATCTTGGTTCCTAACGAAGTTCTCCAAGGATATACAAGAGACTTAAACGTAGGTACTGCAACTGCTGGTGGAAACTTAGTTGAGACTGAGCTTCTTGCTGGTTCATTTATAGACATTCTTCGTAACAGAATGGCTGTAATGCAGGCTGGTGTTACTACCTTGAATGGCCTTTCTGGAAACGTAAGTATCCCCAGACAAACTTCAGCGAGTACCGCATATTGGGTTGGAGAAGGCTCTGATGTAACTGAGAGCCAACAGGCTTTCGATCAGGTGAACCTCACACCTAAGACAATTGGTGCTACCACCGACTACACAAGAAAGCTTCTCCTTCAGACAAGCATTTCTGTTGAGACAATGGTTCGTAATGATATTGCGAAGCAAATTGCTCTTGCTCTAGATACTGCTGCTATCTACGGTTCAGGTTCATCTAACCAGCCAACTGGTATTACAAATACAACTGGTATTGGTACTGCAACAGTTACTGGCGTTGGTACTTTTGCTGAGTTGATTGCAATGGAAACAGACGTTGCTGTTGCTAACGCTGATCAAGGCGCACTTAAGTACATCGTTAATGCGACTGCTAGAGGTGGATTGAAGAGCGTTAAGAAAGATGCTGGATCAGGTGAATTTGTTTTTGCGAACAATGAAATCAATGGTTATCCAGTAATTGTTTCTAACCAGTTAACAAACAACGACTGCTTATTCGGTGACTTTAGTCAGTTGATAGCTGCGTTCTGGTCTGGTCTTGATTTGACTGTTGATCCTTATGCAATGTCTAAATCAGGAAGCATTAGAATAGTGGCGTTACAAGACGTTGATTTCGGTGTTAAACAGCCAACTGCTTTCTGCCTCGGAACATAAACTGATGAAGGTAAAACTCATCAGAGGAGTGATGGTGGCTGGCCTTATTAAAAAGGCTGGCTCCACACTTGAAGTTGAAGAGAACGTAGGTCGAATGTTACTTAGCAGTAACAAGGCTGAACTATTCGTTGAGCCTGTTGTTAAAAAAGCTGCACCTGCTGCAAAGAAGGTTGCGGCTGCAACACCTAAAGTTGCGACTCCAAAAGTACAACCTTCTACTCCTAAAAAGGAGACAGCTTAAATGTCAGTTATTCAACAGAACCTCGGCAAATTAACTTTGATCGCAGGTCATCCAACAGCGGCTAGGACTGCTACAGGCCAAACAAGTGGTATTGATTTAAGAGTTTATGACGGTGACGTTGTATTCGTTTTAGATTCTGCTGCTGGTGCTGGTACAAGTCCAACTCTCGATGTAACAATCGAAGATTCTGCTGACAACTCCTCATTTGCAGCTATTTCTTCAGGTGCTATTGCCTTTACTCAAGTAACAGGTACAGCATCTGCTCAAGCAGTTTCTGTAAACAAGGATGATGCAAGACGTTACGTTCGCATCAAGTACACAATTGGTGGTTCCTCAGGCCAGTCATTTACATTCTCTGTAAATGGATTCGGTTTGAAAAAGTACGGCTAATTTATTTATGGCCCCCTTACGTCTGCGAGGGGGCTTTTTCTTATGGCATTTACTGAAGACATAGATATTTTCTTTGAGGATTTTTCAGATACTGTTGTGTCTGGAGGATCTACTGTGAAAGGCATTCTTGAACAGCCCGATGAAGTTATTGCTGATGGAGTTGTTCTCACTACCGATTATCAATTAACTGCTAAGACTTCTGATTTAGGAGGTTTAGATTTTAGTGCAAGTATTACTGTTAATGGAGCTGCTTATACGGTGCGTAGTGTTAGAAAAATAGATGATGGTGTTTTATGCATAGTTTCTCTTACTAAGACTTAAATAAAGATGGCTACTAAACGAGAACAAATTCTTGCTGCATTAAAAACTCAATTAGCTGGAACAACTGGAGTAGGGACTCGTATTTTCAGAAGTAGGCCAGAAGCGTTCAAAAGAGCAGATACTCCATCAATTGTTATTGAGCCAGTAACTGATCAACCAAGTATAAATTCAGCTACTTATTTAAAAATTGATTGGACGTTAACTGTTCGAGTTGTTGTTATTGCTAGAGGAAATGTTCCTGATAATATTGCAGATCCAACTATTGAAAGTCTTCATACAAAAATGGTGAATGATCCTACCTTAGGGGGGATTGCTCTAGACGTAAGGCCATCTAGTACCAGCTTTGAGTTTCTTGAAGCTGATCAACCTGCTGGAGTCATAATGTGTGAGTATGAAGTCGATTATCGTTCTGCTTACAACAATTTGTCGTCTTAAAGGTTATGCCTAACAACCCACTTCCTCTACTATGAACGAAGTAAATCCAAGCGAAGGCGGTAGTTATTCGCTTGACCCAGAAACAGGCGAACGCACTTTAATCAAGCGCACTTCTCCCTCTATCCCAAATCAGGTAAACGACAATGGCACTTCTGGAAAGGAAACGAGTAATTCTTCTGGAACTGGAAAGCAGTTACGGAACAGATCCAACTCCAACGGGAGCAGACGCAATACTAGTAAGCGATCTGTCGATAACTCCACAAGCGAGTGATGCAATCCCAAGGGATTTAATACGTCCGTATCTTGGCTCTTCAAGGCAGTTACTAGCTAATACAAGAGTTGAATGTAGCTTCTCTGTAGAACTTGCTGGCTCAACAGCAGCAGGCACAGCTCCTAGAGTTGGGAAGGCTCTAAGAGCATGTGGCTTTAGCGAGACAGTCGCTGCTAATACAAGTGTTACTTATGCACCTGTATCTGGATCGTTTGAGTCAGCAACTATTTACTACAACGTAGATGGTGTCTTACATAAGACGACAGGTTGTAGAGGAAGTTGGGCTTTAGAAGCTTCTGTAGGAGAAATTCCTAAATTAAATTTTGCTTTCCAAGGCATATATGTAGCTCCAACAGATGCTGCGTTGCCTACTGTTACTTATGGGGCGCAAGCAACTCCATTAATCTTTAAAAATGGAAATACAACTGGATTCCAATTGCTTTCATATGCTGGTGCGCTTCAGTCAGTCAACTTTGACGCTGGTGTAACGACCCAATACATGGAACTTGTCGGAGGAACAAAAGAAGTGTTAATTACAGATCGTAATTCAACTGGATCTGTAACTTTAGAAGCGGTGACAGTTGCAACTAAAGATTATTTTGCTGCCGCACTCACCGATACTTCTTTGGGTAACTTGACCTTTACTCATGGATCAGACGCTGGCAATATTGTTCAGTTTGCATCTACCAAGATCGATATTGGGGATGTGTCCTACACAGAAATGAATGGAGTCGTAATGGCTGAGATTCCAGTCACTGCTTGTCCTTCAACAAGTGGAAACGATGAGTTTACGCTTGTATATAGATAAATAAGCGTTGATTTAATTAGAAGGGGGCTTACGCCCTCTTTTTTTATGAGTAGAGTGTCAAAGTATCTCTATTACTTATCCTATGAGTTTTATTAAGAAGAAAGTATCTGCTTATCCTTGGCCTGTTGAAGTAAAGAAACCATCAGAGCAAAGTCCTGGTGAATTTGAAGTTAGTACTTTTATTGTTAAATTTAAAAGATTGAAAAAATCAGAACTTACTAAGTTTGATGCTGAACAAGATTATGCTGCGTTGAAACTTATTATTGCTGGATGGGAACAGATTGAAGATGAAGAAGGAAAAGCTATTACTTTTACAGATAAAAATTTAAAAGAGTTTTCTGAAGATGTTGATTGGGTTGCTGGAGTAGTAACTGCCTTTACTGACTTTTATCAAAATGCACAAGGAAAAAACTAACTGATGCTGCTCTTTATTGGGTTTCGGGTGGCAGCGGATCAGATGAACAGGTCAATGAAGATGCCAAAATTTTTGGCATCCAATTGCCTGAGAAACCAGTGAAAGAAGATGGATGTGTCGTGTGGGAAGAGAATTGGGAAACAGTTTTAATGTTTTTAAGAATGCAAACTCAATGGAATGTTTCTATGAGTGGTTTTGTCGGTTTGAAATATGAGGTGTTATTAAGTGCAGGGGGCTTATTTGACATATACAATGTAGAGAACAGACGAGAGATGCTTGAGGATTTAAAAATCATGGAAGCTGCTGCTCTTACCGAATTGAATAAAAAGGAATCTTAATATGGCTGGAATGTTAGAGAAGCTCACCTTAAAATTAGACTTACAAGGTTTTGAACAAATTCAAGGTCTTGGTAGAACTTTTAAAAAATTAGAAAATAATGCAGCTTTAAGTCAAAGACAAATTAAAGGTTTAAGAACAGCAATTTTAGGAGTTGGTAAAGGTGTAGGCAATACAATTGGTGGATTAAATGCACAAGTAGATGCTTTAACAAGAGTTAGAGAAGGTGCAAGAATTGGCTCAAGACAGTTTCGACTTCTTTCAGAAGAAATTCTTCGTGTAAAGGCTTCCATTGAGGCAGCAAATGCTTCGATGGTTAAGTCTAAGTTTGGCGGTGGAACTATTGGAAAAGGTTTAGGAGTTATTGGGGGTGCTGCTGCTTTTGGTGGGCCTGTTCCTGGAATAACTGGATTAGCTGGTGGCTTGCTGTCAAGTATGGGAGGAGGAGATTTTCTTGGAGGTGCAAGTACTGGAGTTGGAGTTGGGTTTGCTGCTAAACCTCTTATTGATGGTATTGCTGAAACGGCTCAGTACACAGCAACAATTGAAAAGTCAAAGATTGCATTAGAAGCAGCCACTAGGGTAGAAGGCGATGCAATTGCTTCTAAGAAAGCTTATGCGGTTGCTTTAGGTACTGCTGCTTCAATAACTGAACGATTTAACGTACCACAAGAGTTGGCAGCACGAGGAATGACTCGTTTAAGTGCTGCTGTAATCGGTGCTGGAGGTAATATTCATAATGCAGGAATTGCGTTTGAAAATATTAGTGCGGCAATAAAAGCAACAGGTGGTTCGACAGAAGATACGAAGGCTGCGGTAACAGCGATGGTTCAAATATTTTCAAAAGGAAAAGTCTCAGCAGAAGAGCTATCAGGCCAGTTGGGGGAACGGTTCCCAGCGGCTGTTACTTTATTCGCAGAAGCGAATAATATGACAACTCAAGAGTTACAAAAAGGCTTGAAAGATGGTGTGATTGGTTTAGATAAGCTTTGGAAGTTTGTATTAAAACTAGGAGACAAATATGTAGATGTAGCCGACAGTATTGGAGCAGCAAGTGTTGAGGCAGGTGCTAGATCTCGTGTTGCATGGAATGAAGTTAAGTTGGCTGTTGGTAAAGCTTTGCAGCCTATTGGTGCTGATCTGCAAGTTATAGGTGCTGAAATTCTTACGGCTCTTGTCCCTGCTCTACAACTTGCAGCAACAGTTATTGGTGCTGTAGCAAGAGCATTTACTTTTTCAGCAAAAGTTATTGTTGAGAATTTTGATAAACTTATTGTTGTCTTGGGTACGTTTACTAGCACAGTTATATTTGCCAATAGAGTTGCATTGGTTCAACTTGCTCAGACCATTAAGATAAAAGTAGGTGCTGCCTTATCTGGACTTATAACAAAGCTTGGGTTCGCAAATGTGGCTGCATTAGGTTTTACTGGATCTATTAAGGCTGCTAGGGTTGCGGTTGTTGCTTTCACTGCATCTCTCGTAGCAAATCCACTAGTTGCTGCCGCTACAGGTCTATCAATTGCTGCTACAGCAGCATTTCATTTTGGAAGAAAATGGCAAAGAATGGTGAAAGAGATTGAAGATGGCAAAATGTCAATAGGTGAGGCAAATATTGAAATTGTTAGATTAGAAGAAGCAATTGCAGCAGAATCAAATGAAAGAGTTAAAGCAAGGCTTCAAACACAACTTGAAATGTATAAGGAGGCGGTAAAAGAAAGACAAAGAATTGAAAAGAAAGCAAGGCTTGATCAAGCTTCAGACTTTGAAGGTAGTAGTGGGGACGATGACAGATTTAAACGTGTGAAGGAGCATATAGATGAATTAGGTATGAGTGGGGAACATTTACAAGATGTATATATTAATGCGTTCACAAATATGGAGGATGCCTTAAATAAATTTGTAACGACAGGAAAACTGAATTTTAAAGAATTTGCTCGTTCTGTTATTGCTGATATACAAAAAATGATAATTAAACAAATGTTATTTAACGCATTAAGTGGTTTTATGAAAGCTATTAGTCCAGCCACACCTGCTGGCGGGCCTCCACTCCCAAAACTTGATCGTGTTACAGGAAATCCTGGCCCAAGGACTGCTCCAATTTTAAAAAGAGAAGCTTTAGGAGGTGTTTATTCAAATGGAATTAGAAAGTTTGCTAAGGGAGGAGTAGTCAACAGACCTACACTCTTCCCATTTGCGAAGGGAACTGGCCTGATGGGTGAGGCTGGCCCTGAAGCCATTTTGCCCCTCCAAAGAGGAAGAGGTGGAAGACTTGGGGTTGCAATGCAAGGCGGTGGTGGTGGCACAACCAATGTGAATTACACAGGGCCAACATTAAACTTTAATGGTGATGAATATGTTCCTAAGTCTGCTGTAGGTGGCATTATTAGTGCGGCGGCTGCTAGAGGAGAATCAAAAACTATTTCTTCACTTAAAAACTCAAGAGGACGTAGAGCGTCACTAGGATTATGAGCCTTGTTGTAATAACAAACTTCCTAACAATTAGGACAGTTACTGGTGATATTCAAAACAGATTCCAAAATGGAAAACAAGACACACCTATTACTGTTGAAGGTCAACCTTTTTTGTTTCTAAGTTTTTTATATCAAGGTGCTGCTCGTAATAGATCAGGAGACAACATGGAGTCTTCTCTTATTCTTGCCAATAATGCAATGGGAATGAATCATGCGAGAGAAGCTGTAGATAATAAATATCACATAGATGTAGATACTTTTTTGATGAATACAGATTTTACTCCTAATAAATTATTAACAAGAGAGACATGGCTTGCAGCTTCTATGGCATACGATCCAGAAACTGTAGAAGTATTGCTTAGTAGTGCTATTGATGCAGTTGGAGCTAATGCACCTAACAAAGTATTAACTACAGCAATGGTTGGTCATTTACCTGTTACTGGAACGATACAAAGCAAGTGAGGCCAGATCAATTAATCGGGTTGCCTTATCGTTTAGGTGCTGATCCTGTCACTCATGGGGCTGGTGATTGTTTGTCTTTGGTTCGTACGGTGTTAGCAAACTATGGTTTTACTGTTCCAAAAGGAGAGCGTGATTGGTATCGAAGATTAAGGAAAAAAGACTATAGTATCTTTTTTGAAGAATTAAATAGGTGGGGAGTTGATTCACCCCCTAAACTAGGAACAATTGGTCTTTGCAAATCAAATGATGGTTATGGCATGGCTGCTTATTACGAGGAAGGATGGCTGAGTTACCAAAAAAGATTAGAAGAGTTAGTGGTCATTTGGAGTCCATTAGACAACCTCATGGTCGAAGGTTGCTACTACCCTCGGAAATAGAACTATGTAAATTATTAAATTGTAGTGAAGATGAATATTGGCAATTCGTAGATAAGACTGCTGAATATAACGGAAAAAGAAAAGAAGGATATGAATTAATTCCTAATATACAAGCAGGGCCAGCAGCAGCAGTTGCATTCACTGTCTTTGGAACACAAGTTACTTGGGGTGCAATTTATCTTCAAGTTGCATTACTTGCAGTTGGATATTTATTAACACCTAAACCAAAACCTTTAAAGCAAGGCGCAACAATAAAAGGTGCAGATGCTATTGGTAGCAAGCGTTTTGCACCACAATTTGCTTTTAATAGTTTACAAGAACTTGCAACATTAGGAGACACAGTACCATTAGTTTTTGCAAATCAAAATGATATAGGGCCAACTGTCGGAGGTATAAGAGTTAACGGTCAGTTGCTTTGGTCGCAGTTAATTAGTTTAGGTCGATTACAACAGTTAAAAGCAATAGTAATGTTCTCTTTAGGCAAGATAGATGTCAGACCAGATTTCGCAGGTTACGCAATTGGTGATCTTTTATTATCAACTTACAGTAAATCAAAATTAGATTTATTTTTTAAATCTAGTCCTTTAGGTACATTTAATAGAATTAATAAACATAATTTCCCCAACGGAGATAAATATTCTGATTCAAAAGTTAGTGGAATAGATTTACCTTTTGATGATGCGTTTGCAGATAGTTGGAAAGTCAATAATCCTCCAACAGGTAATACAACTATTACTGGAGATGATGAAGTTTATCCTTTTAGTGGTGCAAGGAATCCTACAACACAAGCAATATTTGGTGCGTATAGTCCAATGCCAAATTCTAATGTTGTTCAACTTCCTTTTCAATTACACGAACCACCAAAAGGAACAGAAGATAACGCAAGAAGAGCAATAGTAGTTAATAAGAAAAAAAATTATACGTGGTGGCCTACACTCGCTGGTTTTACAGGAGGTGATGTTAACGCTGAAGATAACAACATTACTTATACAATTTTAGAAACTAATCAACCTTATGTACAAAATCAAGAGTATGGAACATTTCCTCATGGAATAGAAGATGTTGTTTCAATGGTTCGTGCTATTCGTGAAGAAACAGATGGACATATTTCGATTGGAGAAAACTTTCTTGCAGGGGATGCTGTTGTTGCGTGTACTGAAATTAATAACTTGTCTGGACAAGCAACTCCTGGTACTCCTTGGAGAAGTAAAGGGCCAAATCAAGAAGGTATAAGACGAGTTTATACCTTTGAAGTTATAGAAAAAGCTACGCAATCTTATACAGGAACAGCAGGTCGGATGCCGTTTAGAAATCCAAATTTATTTGATAGTTCGTCAGTAGGAACATCATGGTTAGAAGAAGGTAGTGAAAAGGTAGAAGGTGTAACTATTCGACTAAGGCAAGACATGAGTCATTGGTCAACAGTTTATGGGTTTTCTTATCGTGCGCCTGTTTTACAAAAACTTGCAATGGCAACTATTTCAAATAGTAGGCCATGCGCTTTAACAGAAATAGGATTGAAATCAAAAGTATTTAGTCATATAAGAGGTACGAATTTAAATAGTATTCCTTCTGCACCAGATCTTAATAAGTACTTAAATGATGGAGATAATTTTCAAACAGGAACAATAGATATGAATATCACTCGATATTCATTTTTTAAATTACAGGTAAGAAGATTAGGTACTGATGATGATTTTGAAGATTTAAATAACGCAGTTGAAAATCAACACAGTGGTTTGTTTTGCGTAAAAGGAAACACACCTGAATTTCAATATAATTACATCAAAATTTATCACCCTGGATTAGGACTAAATCCTGAAACAAGTCAATTTGAATATAGATTTTTACCGTACCCAGGCAATAATGTAGCTGTATTTTTCATGAATCAAGAATTTAATTTATTAAATGCAGCAGTTGTAGGCAATAAAGAATTTAAAGGACAAGAAGAAGCAGACTTTGCAGCAAAAACATCAAAAGGTGATGAGTTTGTTGTTTGTTTTGCTGGTAGAAATAATTTAATTTTGACAGAAGATGATGTTTCTAATACTGAATGGATAAAAGCATTTAATACTTTTAGTTCTACTGCAAGCACTACTGACAGTGGTGCTGTTGCTGAATTATCAATGAATTCAAGAGTAGGTTTTTCTGGTATTCAATATGGGCCTCCTTCTCCTCCAATAACATCTCGTTATAACTACGACACATCAGATCCAAACAATCATAATGAAACACTTATGTCTGTAAATTATAATTGGGATGGTGGTAAAAGTGTGGCGGTCTTAGCTTTTGAAGATGGAGAAAAAGTTGGATTTGGTGTTTATGATAAAGACGATTTTGACATAACGAAAGTAAGAGTTCCAAGTTACGATTTTGAAAAAGGAGAAATTAAAAAGTTTGATTCTGAGTTGATTACGACAGGACATCCAGATGATCCTAATAGTTTCTATCCTCCAACACTTGTTGGGCAAGATCCTGTTCTTATACCAATTAAAGTAGAGCCACAACCTAAGATATATACTGCTGGTGCATTAGAAGCAACTCAACACCCAATGGATGTCGCTAATGGTGATCCAAATCCAACTCCTGTTCAGTATCATGGAATTAACAATAGAAATCCAGCGATAAGTTTAAGCGTAGGAACAATTCATTTAGCAGGATCGTAATAACATGGGATTTCAATCATTTACAGTTTTACCTACAACTAACGGAACAGGTACAGGTTTAAAATTAAACCTTAACGTATCATGGCAAACACCTTTATATAATTGGAACGCTAGTTGGAATTTTATAAACAAAGGTACTGGTTATAAAGTAGGAGATACAATTACTATTCCAAAGCCATCAGGTTTAAATGCAAATATTACTTTTCCTGCAAGTGGTATTGATGTTCAAGTTACAAAGATAACAGCAGTTACAGCGGTTGCAAGTAATAGTTTAAATCCTTTTGACGCAATAGCAGATTATGTGCAATACCCAGGAATGGAAACCAAGAGCCACATGAATGGCCCTGAACATGAGGTCGTTTACATTAACGAGTTAATGAATGAATATGGTAAAGCTTCTTACATGGATTTAGCTTTAGGTGGTATTAGAATTAATAGTGCAAAAGAGTGGACAAGTTTTACACAATTATCGGCTTATTTTAAGAAAGGAATTAAAGTTACTGATCTTTTAAATAGTCCTGCTGGCCCACCTAAAGCAAGTAATAATTTTGTAGAAATTGCACATGCGTTGTTAACTGATTCTCATTTAGGTGCTGGAGAACTTGTTGGTGTAAATGCTATAGGAAACATGACAAGTGGCGCAGCGTTTTGTGCAAGTAATAATTTTACTTGGGATGGAATTATTAGTAATAAAATAAATTTAAGAGAATTTTTGCATGAACATGGAACCTATAACTTATTAGATTTTACTGTTATTGGAGGTAAGTTTAATTTAGTTCCTGCTGTTCCTACAGATTCCAACTTTAGAATAGCTCCTAATGCAAAAGTAGATATAAAAGCGTTGTTTACAGATGGAAATATAAATGATTTAAAAGTATCATTTTTATCCCCTGAAGAAAGACAACTTTTTACAGCAAATGTTTTGTATAGAAAAGAAAAGCCAAATGGTTTTCCTGAAACTAAATCTGTAATGCTAAGACTAAAAGGTTATGCTGATGCTCCTACTGGTTCAACAAGTTTAATTAGAGAAACTTATAACTACGGTGGAAGCAAGTTAGATCCAGTTGAAACTTATGACATGTCAGGCTTTTGTACCACAGCAGCCCATGCAAGAAAATATGCTAAATACATTTTAAAATTAAGGAAAGAAGTTGATCATGGTTTAAGTTTTAAAACAGCACCTCAATATTGTTTTAATTTAGCTCCTGGTGATTATTTTAGATTAGTTTCTGAAGCAACTCATACCAGTCGTTATGACAATGGAGTGATAACTGAGGACGGAGAAGTTATAAGTAAAGACACAATTACCGATACAAATGCAAGTATTTACTACTGGAAAGCAGGTACAGCAGTTGAAAAAGTACAAGAAGCTACTGGCGTTAATTTTGTAACAGGAGCAGGCTTGCCCCGTGGTGTTTTATTTACGTTAAAAAATTCAGTTACAAGTAATCGTGTTTATAAGTTAGAAACTATTTCCTATGTAGAAGATGGTTTAGTAGAAATTTCAGGAAGTCATGCTCCTTTAACAGATGACGGAACATTGGCTATCCTGCAAGGATGGGATAACGGTACGGATTCTCACTTTATGGACTTAATTACATGACAGTTTCAGCACAACCATTTCCTGACATCAAACCTAGTTCTAGAAGTTTTTCTCCTGGAGAATATCCAAGTACTACATTTGAATCTTTAGATGGCACAAAGACACATTTGCGTTATGGAAATAAACGAGTTAACGCAACTTTAAGTCTTGGTTTTTCTAATATTACTGATGGTCAAGTTGGATTAATTTTAGATAATTATGATGATGTTATGTCTGTTTATGATTATGTTAAATTTACAAATGCTAATGGTTCAGCAGGAATAGAAGGGCTTGGCTCAGGGTATTTTTTAAGAAAAGAAATACATGACGACGCTGGTACAGGTAAGACAAAACTAGGTTTAAAATGGCGTTATGACGGCCCTCCACAAGTAACAAGTGTCTACCCTGGACGTAGTAATGTTGAATGTAAATTTGTTGCTTGCCTCGATTCGCCTTAGAATAGAATGACTGTTTAACTTAGGAATTGTTGTGGGCTACTATTCAGGTGCTGATGGTGTAATGAAAGTTGGCTCAACAACTGTTGGTAGAGTCACAACTTTTAGTTTTACATCAAGTCAAGAAACATTAGATGTAACAACGCTTGGTGATAGAGATCGAAAATTAATAGGTGGAACTCGCAGCCTTTCAGGTAGTGCTTCTATCGCTTACTACTCTGCTACTGGAGCCACTTCTGGAGATACAATGGCTTCTACATTAATGAATAATTTAATCAAAACAGGTGGTGCAGCGTCAGATACAGTAACTCTTTCTTTAGGAATTAATGATCATACTGGAGCATATAAAGACATAACAATGACAGTTGTTTTAACTTCAATTGCTGTATCAAGCGCACAAGGCGAAATCTTTAGTGCAGACATTTCATTTGAAGCTGCTGATGCTCCTTCAGGATTTGACCTATAAAAGTAAATGCCTGTTTATTTAGGAACTGGAGGATTTATTGAATTAAAACGAACATCTATGGATGCTTCGTTGAATGTGACGTTGGCAGTTTCTGATGTAAATACTTCTCGTAAAAGATTTTCTGTTGATCATAAACTTGGACAAATTATTACTGGAGATAAACTTGATATTGCAAGAACAGATGGAACTGCAAATTTAGAGCTTGTATCAGGCCATTCAGCAAGAGATGGCACTTTTTTTGTTCATATAGATGATATTGGTGGGATGCGTTTATATTCAACGCTTGCACTCGCTATAGGAGGCACAACAGCTAATGCTCTTGCTTTAGTTACTCCTTCAGAACAGCAAAGCCTTAGTATTACAGTCAGAAATACTTCATATAAGCCATTAGCAAGAGTAGAAGAATATGAGTTCACAACACAACGAGATCAAGTAGAAATTAATCAATTAGGAGATACTTTTAAACGTCAATATGATTCTGGCTTAATCTCTGGACAAGGTTCAATGACTTGTTTCTGGGAACATAGATATGTTGCAACAGACCATGATTATTCAACTGATCAAGAATTTTCATCTTATTTAGCTCGTTTGATTTTACGAGTTCAACAAGGTGCTGACTTCTTTGGTCGATTCTTTTTATATAGAGAATCGGCTACTTCAGTAAATAATGCTTGGTATGAATGTGAAGCACAGATTACCAGTTGTTCTGTAACTGTTCCTAATGTTGGAATAATTAAAACTAATATTGATTTCGTTACGTCAGGAGAATTCCAATTAAAGATTGGTTCCACACCTGCTCATTTACTTCAAGAAAATACTGACTTTATATTGAAGGAAGATGGAAATAAAATTTCTTTAGAGGATGATGCGACATAATGTATAAGAGAAGTAAACTGTCCCTAAAGTCCTTGAGTTAAATGGCAGATCTAAAAATTAGTCAGTTGCCTGCTTTAGCTGAAGCAGACTTAGCAGCAACCGATGAACTTGCAGTTGTTGATGGGAGCGCATCAGAAACCAAAAAGATTACAGCTAAAGCTTTAGTTGAACGAGGTGTTGCACTTATAGACGCTGGCAGTATTCCAGGTTCTGCACTTGCAAGTCTTGGATCAAATACAGTAGTAACAGCAAGCATTACAGACGGGAATGTAACAAATGTAAAACTTGCTAATTCAAGTCTCAGTCTCGGTGGGGTAAGTATTGCTCTTGGGGCAACAGATGCTACACCAGCGTTTAATTTAACGGATGCAACAAATTATCCAGCAGCTTCTTTAACAGGTACTTTATCTAATTCTCAACTAGCAAATTCGTCAGTTTCTTTAGGTGGTGTATCAATAAATTTAGGAGCAACAGATGCGACTCCTGCATTTAATCTTACAGATGCAACAGGATATAAAACTACAGAGTTAGTCGGAACAATAACTAATGCTCAATTAGCAGGGTCAATAGATGTTTCAAAATTAGTTAGTTCAAATATTACTTTAGGAGGTGTGACTGTTGCTTTAGGAGGAACAGATGCCACTCCAGCTTTCAATCTTGCAGATTCAACAGGCTATCCAACGTCTTCATTAACAGGAACGATTACTAATGCTCAGTTAGCTGGATCAATAGCTAACTCGAAACTTGTAAATTCTTCTGTTAGTTTTGGCGGTATTTCTGTTGCTTTAGGTGCAGCAGACGCAACTCCAGCTTTTGATCTGTCAGACGCAACAAGTTATCCAACTTCGGCGTTAGTAGGGACAATTACAAACGCACAATTAGCAGGTTCAATTGCTAATTCTAAATTAACTAATTCTTCTGTCTCTCTTGGAGGAATATCTGTAAGCCTTGGTGGTACTGATGCAACACCAGCATTTAACTTAACTGATGCTACAGGTTATCCTACTTCGTCATTAGTTGGAACGATCACTAATGCACAATTAGCAGGAAGTATCGCTGGAACCAAGTTGGTTTCGGGAAGTGTAACTTCAACTCAGTTAGGAGTAGATGCGGTCACAGCATCAGAACTTGCAGATGATGCTGTTGATACTAATTCTATTGCAAATTCAGCCGTCACGGATGCAAAGGTAGCGAGTGGAATTAGTGGTACGAAGTTAACGGATGGGACAGTTACAGCAGCCAAGTTAAATACAAGCAATATCAATAGATCTTTGAATGTAGCTTCGGGATCGCTTGGGATTAACAACGCAATTACAGCAGCGACAAGATCTGGAATCAGCTTTAATGCACAGGGGTTGATCACGGGAACGGTAGCCTTGGCGGCTAGTGATCTTCCTCTAGCTACTACGTCAGCAGTTGGTGGTGTATCTATAGGGGCTGGCTTAAGTGTTAGTGGAGCAGGTGCATTATCAGTCTCAAATAGTGTTACTGGAGCAACAGTTAGCGGAATTACTTTTAATAATCAGGGTGCAATCACAGCCGCCACAGGATTAGTTGCTGGAGATTTGCCAACAGCAACGACAAGTGCAAAAGGTGCTGTTCAAATAACATCTGGAGGGGGGTTAACGGTTTCTGGATCGGGAGGATTAACAACTTCTACAAGTGGAATTAGTGCAGGTACATACACTAAGCTAACTGTTAATACAAAAGGTGTTGCAACTGCTGGAACTGTGCTTGCAGCTTCAGATATTCCTAATCTTGCAGCTACTATATTAACGAGTGGAAGCATTGATGCTGCAAGAATTGGGGCTGATACTATTGATGGAACAAAATTATCTAATAGTTCAACAACTTTATTTGGATCTGTAGGTCAGACTGGTTTTCCAACAAGTCAATTTACTGGTCAGTTTTTCTTTGATTCAGTAACTGAAGATTTATATATTTATGATGGTAATGCTTATCAGCCAGTTACAACATTAACTAAAGGTAGTTTAGTTTTTGGTGGAACATATAACGCTTCAACAAGTGTTGTCGCTTCGGTTACTACTGCTGGTGCTGCGGCTGGTTTAGCGGTTGGATCTAATGTTCCAACTCCTAGTTCGACTACTGATGGAATTTATTTGGTAGTTGAAAATGCAGGGACTCCAAGTGCGCCAGCTCCAGTAGTCGCATTAGCACCACCAGATTACATTTTAGGAGTTACAAATACTGGAGGTAGTTCATGGGAAGAAATTGATTTATCGCAGACTGTAGCTGGTCAGGTTGCAAGCAATATTACTTTCACACCATACGGTCAACTTGCAGCGACTAATGTTCAAGATGCACTTCAAGAATTAGAAACAGAGAAGTTAGCACTTGCAGGTGGTACTGTCACAGGTCAGGTGCTTATTGGTAATACTGGAAGCTTAGTTTTTGAAGGTTCAAGTATAGATGCTTACGAAACAACTATTGGAGTAACAAACCCAACTGCAAGCGACAAAACAATACTTTTCCCTGATGTTTCTGGAAATGTAATAACAAGTGGTGACACTAATACCGTTACATCAACAATGGTTGATGGAAGCTTAATAAATACAAACATAGCTGCAAATGCTTCTATTGCTCTTAGCAAATTAGCTGCTGTTAACTCTGCTCAAATCATTGTTGGTAACGGATCAAATGTGCCAACAGCAGTTGCAGTTACAGGTGATATAGGAATAAACAACGCAGGTCTTACATCTATTACCGCTGGAGCGATAGTCAATGCAGACGTTAATGCTTCTGCTGCGATTGCTGGAAGTAAGATCACAACTGGAACGACAAGTGCAGTTGGTGTTCTTCAACTAACAGATAGTGCAACTTCCACTTCTGCTACGACTGCTGCTACTCCTGCTGCTGTAAAGACAGCGAAGGATGCTGCTGATGCTGCTGCTACAACAGCTAATGCTGCTTTGCCTAAAGCTGGTGGCACGATGACAGGTAATTTAATTATTGATAATGCAAAAGAAATTAGATTTAGTGAAGCAGATGGTGACGGAGCTAATTACACAGGATTAAAAGCACAAGCACAATCATCAGATATAACT